CATAGTAATACGCTATATCACACTCCACATAGTAGTGCCATTGGTCATCAAACCAGTTGTTGAGATAGTCATTCCCCACTAAGTCAGCCACGTTTTTCACGATTCGTTTTTCACGATTTACTTTTTCACACCAGTCAAGGAAGTACTTGTACTTAATCGCTTCATACTGCCTATAACTACAATCTAAGTAGTACAGCAGGCAATGCCTAAATGTCTTTTGCTTTTCTATGGTTTCCATTTCTATTAGTCATTAGTTACTTGTCTCTATTTTATGAGTTTTAGTTCTCTCTCCCCAGCTTTACTCTCGGAGATGATGTAGGGATCCAACTCATTTCCCCCTGTTCGTGTCTTGTCTATATAGGCCTTGAAGTCCTTTACTAAGATTCTATCTTGGCAAAACCAGTAAAACTCCTCCGCTACAGCTCCCTTGGGCATTCCCTTACTCATCTGTGAGATTCCAATAAATAGGGTTTGAGGAAATTGTAGGATAAGATCATGATAAGCTGTTGCTTTCTGTCCTCTAAAACAAGCCTGCACGCTGTCTATAAAGACTATCTTAGGTTGCTGTGGGCGGCTAAGGCGTTGTATGAGTTTGTCCAAAGGCTCTCCACACACCAAGTATTTGTTTTTGTACTGCTTAAGCCCTGTACGTTCCAAGTTGGTAAGCAGTGAAAGGCTTCCGCACTCTTCCAAAGAGTTGTATAGCACCTTTTCCCCTTGGCATAACTCTCGCATCAATTGTAGTGCGTAGGTAGTCTTTCCGTGCCCCGAATCTCCATAGATAAGGATACTTCCTGCTCGCTCTATCTCCCCTAAGTGTTCTTTCCATGCTCCTTTCAGAGGTAATGTCTTATATTTTTTTCTTGCCAAGTCCTCGTATGTATAAGCCCTTGGTATCATTACTTTGTCATTAGTCATTTGTTGCTTATCATTAGTCATTTATCACTTGTCATTATTACCGTGCGTACCTTTCTAAGGCTTCCCTTGGTACGAGCAAAGAGCTGTTCGGGGGTAAGGGTAGAGCCATTTGCTTCGCCTATCTGGGCTATTTGTCCCAAGAGGAAAGCCGTAATCGCTTCGTTGTCTTGGGCAGGACTTACACGGCTATACTTGGAGCCATAGCGGTCAAATATCTCTGCATACCCTACTTTTTTGATGTCCTTGTTGCGGTCTATCTTTGCCTGCAATCCGTCGGCACCCATCATATACCAACCACAAGCATACTCGGTAGCATTCCATAGGCTCTTGAGTTCAAGGAAGGCGTGGTACTCCAAGTCTCCAGCCTCGTCCAAGATGATAAGCGGGTTTTCCAATTGTTTTACATAGAATACCAAGTCCTCATATACATCGGCATAACGCCCTGTATGGGCAATACCGAACTCTTGAGCAATCTTGCGAATGAGCTTCTGCTTTGTCTTTACCTGGGAGCAGTCTATATACACTGCATTCTTGTTCTTACTCACATATACTTTGGCAGTGTGTGTCTTGCCAATTCCTGCCCTATCGCATAGGATAGCCGAGATGGAACGCTCTTGACAGGCCGAAAGTTGTAGGTAGATGTATTGGAAGGTCTCCGTTTCCACTGTCACCCAAGGACGTTCGTCCTTGAGTTGTACTTGGAGTCTGCGGGCTATGCTGACCCAATTGGCATCGCTAAGCACACCCTCCAATTCGCCTTTCTTGATACGGCTGTACTGCGCTGTGTTAATCCCCAAGCTCTGTGCATGCTTGCCGTCGGATTGGTAGTTCTTTCTATTTTCGGCAATCGCCAAAATGATTTTTTCTTTTAATGCTGTTGTGATCATAGGTCTAATAAGGCTTTATTTAACGTTTCTGTTTTCGTTTTCTGATAGGCTTTGTAGTTAGTAGTTTTCTGTTCCTCATAAGCTACAATAGGAGCAGAAGCGGCTACTTTTTGCGTCTTTTTCTCCACCGAAAGCGTGCCTACCTTTGATAACTTTTCAGCGGTCTTTTCTTTGGTATATTGGTCAAACTGCTTGATATAATGCATTTGCTCTTGATATATCTCCTTATCCTCTTCTGTCCATTCGGCATTGGCTCGGTTAAAGGATTTAAGGCGCTTACACTCGCATAGGAACTGGTTTTCTTGGTACAAATACACCTCCTCTACACCCTCCTCATTGGGTAAGTAATAGGCCTGCACCTCATAGGAGGAAAGCAGGGAAATAACTTGTGGGTTGGGCAATTGGTACTTTTGATATTGTACGGTTACATATTGGTTCCTGCGTATGGTAGTAGGCACACATCTGCCTATATATTGCGCCAAGAGAGCTCGGTTGAGTTTCGGTAGGTTCGGATTTACATTTTCTAAAAATACCTGCAAACGTGTCTTTCCAGGGAACCGCTCTTGGTCGGGGTGTGGCTGATTGTTATAGAGGGTTTGCTCTTCCATTTCCGAGGCTACTATTTCTTCGTAGGTAGCCTTAGCCTCCTTGTAGTTATTGTTGAACTCATCAAATATCTTTTGTGTGGTTACGCGGTTGCTGTCTCGTCGTGCATAGTGTCGCCCTACATTTTGGTGCCTGTCTTTCTCTATCCCATACTTCTTACCTCGTATCATGGTCTCGGCATACTTCTCTTGCGAATTGGTAGGATTACAGAATCGCACAAACGGGAAAATGTTATTGGCTTTGAGCAAGCCCTCCACGTGTTCGCCTGTAAGGTGTCGCTCTACTTCTATCTGCATTGGGGTACCTAATCCATATTGAGCCGTAAAGCGAAACATAGAGCGGAAGCAGTCCAAGAATAATTCGTTGTCTTTCTTTTTACTATGTGCAATACCAATCAAAGCTGTACTCATCACATCATAAGCATAGTAGGCCATAACCTTGTCTCCATTGGGCAGTTTGGTGTGCATTAGGTCTCGGTCATCCAAGGTAATTTTACTCATTGAATAAAGCGGTGCGTGTCGATTGACATGCGGACGTTCCTTGTGGCTAAAGTCATATTCTCCATTGCGGGCTTTTTTGATAACCAACTGATTTTCGGGTTTGTTCAGCCATAGCTTTACGGTGCTTTCAGAGACTTCTAAAATGTTTCCGTGCTCGTCGCAAAAGTCCTGCTCCACATTGAAAAGTTCACCAGTGGCTTTGTCAAAGATTTCTATCTCGCCATAAAGGAACTGTCTATAAATATCATACACCGAACTCATATAGGGTTTGTTTGGCATGCAGCAGATAGAGATAAAAAGCCTTTCCATTACTTCTGTTACTACCTTGGCGTTGTCCGATCCCTCTCCTTTGTGTATAAAAGCATAGTAGCCCTCATTTAGATACTGGTTATATTTGCGTTGCAGGCTTCTTGGGTTATTCGGCAGGTCAAAGTGCCAACGTTCGGGGTTCAGCGTATTGACAGCCTCGCTAATGTTTTTCCATATCTCCACCTTTTTCCCTTTGTAAAGCGGGTTTTTGATACGCCCTTTAAAGAGGCTTTCAATAGCTTTTAAAATCATTACTGAGGTAGCCTTTTCCCTTTGCTCTTCTATCTTTAGGGGTTTCCCGTTGGGCTTGCGGTGACTTGAAAAGAAATTGATAGCCTCCAAGTCAGGCACCAAGAGAGGTTCGAGGTCATTTTGTAAGATCTTACTATCTTCGGGCCTGCCCAACATTCTTACACAAAATTCCTTGATATTAACCCCTTTCACCACAGGCAATTCGTGGAAAGATACCCATGCTTCGTTGCCTAAGCCTTTCCCTGGTTGGGTAGTGATGAGCTTACCACGATTGCATAACTTCTTATAGTAGTCATAGCTCATCACCCCCCAGTCTTCATATAGGAGCCGTGCAGGTATGGATAATATGTTGTTCTTGTATGCGTACATTTGTGTGTTTTTTTGGCTTTTGCCTTTGCTCCCTAATGCAGGTGCGACCTGCTACGTTACCGCTTCGGCTCTTAGCCTATTAGGGATTTCTAACTAATTCAACCAAGTTCGTGACTGCGACTCTCCTATATATACATCCCAACTACGTCTTGGCTCATGCTCGCTATTGCAGTACCAATCCAATGTTTCCTCATGGCCAAAAGTTACCTCAAGAGTACGTCTTAACTTTCTAAGCCACTTTTGCAATTGATCCCATTCAATAGGATTGGTAAGGTCTATATAGCGAATATCAATATTTACGTCCTTGCCAATTCCTTTTTCGCTTATCTTTACATCAGCGGAAAAGCGTACGCCGTTGTTTTTCTTTGTTTCCATAACATCTTTACATTAGTTCTGTTCTCAATTCCCTTCTGACTAATATCCCGAAGAAGGTTTCTTTTGTCTCTATAACTTGGTGACTCCAATCCTTATTGATATGGTGTATCACCTGCTTTTTAATCCATTTTTGTAATAACTTTCTCATATTCTATTTTTTTAATCCTCTATAACCTCTAAATGTTCAATGAAATAAATATATATACCACTATCATTTACATACCTAACATCTACACGTGTCATACCATCTACATCATATACTTTGATGACAATTCCGATACCTTTATCTTCGTCAAATTCGCCAAGGTCAATCTCTTTTACTCTGTCTCCTATTTTCATTTTGCTATTGTTTAGGTTGATTTAATTTCTCTTGTTCTGCTTTTACTTCTGCAATTACTTCAAAAATTGTCATCTGATGTACTTGCGGCAAGCCCTTCACTTCTTTGAGCTTCTCGCAACTACTGCGAATCTCTAAGAGTTGCTCGGCAAACGCCTTATTGATATACCACTTACCTGTACTCGCCTTGTAGAAATGCTGAGGGTGCTTGCGAATGCGAGCGTGATACTGCCCACTGGTTACCGAGTAGTTATGTAGTAGCAACCACTCCACGTATGGCAGGGCTTCCATTCCATAGATATTAAGAGATTTAGGCATTTTGATGATCGTTTGCAGGGCGATTTTCTCCATTTCAATAAAGTAACGGCGTATCTTCCTGCCCTGCTCATTCCTTTCTACCATTGCCAACTCTTTAGCCATATTGAGGGAAAGGTGATAGTTTATTGTAGGACGTCCCTTTTCTACTTTTCGCCCATTTTGGCGTAAAATCTGATTTTCAGTATAGTTATGTTGATTATCCTCTATAAAGTAGTCTTCATTTCGGATAAATCCATACTCCTGAATACGCCCTTTAATCCAGTTGGAAAAATCCCTACCTGTTTGAAGCTTTCTATGAAGCTCACGAGCATCAACTAACTGTATACCCTCTTGCTCTGTAATTTTAACTAACTCGTTCATTTTCTTGATATTTAGTTATTAAACATTCCCTTTGCTCAATCAACTCATAGAGAGCCTCGTAAGTCTTTTTGTCTTTCCTTGACAGGCGCATTCTTATAGCATCTGTAGAGTATCCTAACATCTTAGATAGCGTCTGAATATCTCCTGTTTGTTTTTTTTGTTCGCAAATACGAACAATCTCGGAAAATTGTATTATCTTTGCCATTGTTATAAAGTATTATCGTTTTGACGTTGCAAAGTTACAAATAAATTTGATACTAACAAACATATTTGATAAAAATGACAAACTTTTTTGATAGAATAATGCAAGTTGCTGAATATAAGGGATATAAAAATCCTTCAGAATTTGCTAAAAGAGGATTAGGATGGACTTCTTCGGAGAAAATCAACAGATTAAAAGACGAAAGCAAGAAACCAAGCGTAGATATTTTGATAGAAATATCAAACAGATTTGATGATATTAATCTTGGATGGTTACTTACAGGCAAAGGAGAAATGCTAAAAGAAGAAGAAATTTTACCTGTTGCAGTTCATACAAATAATCCTAAAAAGGGCATTCCGCTTATACCAGTGGAAGCTATGGCAGGTATTGCAAATGGAGAGGTGTCTGTTTTAGAAATGGACTGTGAGCGATATATTATCCCTATGTTTAAGGATGCTGATTATCTTATAATGGTTAAAGGAGATTCTATGTATCCAAGATATAGTAGTGGGGATGTTGTAGCCTGTAAAAAATTGCCCCTTTCTGACTTATTTTTCCAATGGAATAAGCCTTATGTAATTGATACAGAGCAGGGGGGGCTTATAAAAAAAGTATGTAAAAGTACTAAAAAGAACTGTATTAAATTAGTCTCAGAGAATCCAGAGTATGAACCTTTTGATTTGCATAAATCCCAAATTTATGCAATAGCATTGGTGATAGGAACTGTAAGATTAGAGTAGGAGTGCTCTGTCCCTATTGCCACCGTGGTATCTATGTGCCTTTCTATGAGGTGTAGAAAGAGTAACTTATTTAAATTTAACAAATATGACAGCATTAAATGTCATTGCCTTATTGATGAATATGGCAGGAATGGTTATTGCTTATATGTTTAGCATTAGCCCTATGACCCCAAAAGGGGGACGAATATACATCTACTCAGAGGAAGAGTTACGGCAAAGAAATACCTCCCTCCACAAAAAGGAAAGAAGGTATAAAAAAATATCGCTTTTAGGGCTATGGATAAGCCTTTTAGGTATGATTTTTCAGTTTGTATTATCTTTTTTTAGCTGTACATAGCAATAATACTATATTGAAAACGATCATACCAATACTCGCCATCCAAAAGGGGTTTTTCTTTGTATATTGGATAAAAGCTAAAATCGCATAAAGGACAGCCCCTATTGCGAAGTATATCATCAATTGTGTTTTAGTGAACATCTTTTTTTTGCACAAAGGTAATATAATGAGTGGAGAAACACTATATTTTTGGGCAAAAACTTGTGTTAAATATTGTTTTTCAGAAAGTTACGTAAGAACATAGTATAAAATACCCTACAATACACCCCCCTCCACTCTATAAAAAAGGGGTATTGCTTGCATGTGGGTATAAGTATAGGGGTTTTTACTCTTTGTTTTTAGGTGCTTTTTTGTCTCCCTAAGTGTCCCCCTAAGTGTCTCCCTAACCTAAAAAAAGAGGTTTTTTCGTGGGTCTTCTCATCGTCATTTTCGGGGTGCTTTATAGGGCTTTTCAATGGGCTTTAAAAGCTGTTTCAGGGCATAAAAAAAAGCCCTCAAAGGGGCTATTTTAGTGGGTTTGGGAGGTTTTAGGGGCAATATATAGGAGGTTATCCATATAGTAGGTATATTCTGCCTATTCCTGTACAATTTGGGACATTATTTCGGGACATTTTTTGCATATAAATGTAGCCTTTTGTACATTTCGTTTTGTCCTTGTTTTGGAGATTTTTGGCTTCAATCTCTTTATTTATAAGGCTTTCGAGGCTTTTATATATTTTCCAATTTTAGTACCCCCTATTCTGTTGTTTATACATGTGTCTTCGAGCGAGAGTTTGCTTCCTATAACTTCCCTGATAAGCTTTGGGAGAGCAAGGAGGGAAAGGCTTTGGCCTTGCTGCTCTTTGGCAAGGAAATAGCCCCTTATGTGCAGCGCGTTTGGGACTCGCTGCTGGCCTATCCCTACCAAAGATGGTGGGAGCGTCGCCCTTTCCGCTCGAAAAATCCTGCCGACTATACCGAGGTACAACTCTCTAAGATGTGTACGCTGCATCACTATTACAGCTCAGGGGTAGGTGTACTACCTATAGCTGAGCAATTCCAATATGTAGTCTATAATGAGGATGATGTAGAGGCCTTCTTTGCTTTGCTCCTTGACGAAAAGCCCGATGCCTATTATGAACTCTTCAAAGACATTTTCTCCAGTGAGCATGAGATAGGAGGGGTATGTCCCGTGTTGATTAAGGCAGCCCTGATAACGCAGGACACCCGCTACCGCACTTTGGTAGAGCAGCTCCTTTTGGCCGCTCAGCTTCAAGAAGGCTTAAGGCAGATGATCTTGGAATCCTTGGACGGTACTTCCCTAAAATCCTTGCAGCATTTTATAGGCGTGATTTTGGAGCACAACCTTACCCGCTTTAGCAGTGTGGTACGTGCGGTAGATGTATGGTTGGGCTTTGGTTGGGAAGCGCCCCAACAGTCGGTGATTAAGCGTACTTTGGAGCTGTCGCAAACTTTTCTTTCCGATCGTGTGGCTGCCGAGAAAGCTGTAAATAGTAAGGACAACATAGAGCGCTATGTTGCCCTATGGGCAGTGGGGGTACGCAGTGTACAACAGGCACTGGACTTGGCGGTGAAGGCTATCCAAGACCCACAGACAAGCCACGAGGGACGTATCGTGACCCTTTACTTTGTACAGCAAACCCAAATAACCTACACAGATATAGCCACTTATGCAGAAGCCCATTTTGGAGAAGCGGCTGATTTGGACTATTGGCTCTTGCAGAACCTCCCAAAGGGTAGCCCTTCCCCAGCGCTCTTTGACCGTATGCAGGCCGTTGCCAAGACGCTGCCTAAGGAGGGCAAACACTTTGAGGGTGTGGGCTTCCGTTGGCTCAGCTTTACCCTAAAGCCGCAGGATATCTACCGCTTTCTCATAGGCGAGGCCAATGAGGCGCAACAAGAGCGCTTGGCCGCAGAACTCTCGGAAATCCCTGTGGAGGAGCGCCAAAACCTCCTGCAAAATGTGTATCCAGTGCTGGGACGAGGGCGCTACTATTATGAGAGTGAGGCAGAGAAGAAAAAGAAACCAGAGAAATATCCAGCTGACTCTTGGCAACGTGCCTTGGTGCGTACTGCCCTAAATGATAAGGCGGCTATGGTAGCTGGGATTGCTTTTGATATTTTCAAAAAAATACCTTTGGTGCATGAGGATATCCTCGCTATAGAGCAGGTACTCTCCCGCAAGAACAAGGAGCAGCGCAAGGAGAGTGTGGCCTTGCTCGTTAAGCAACCCGAATCGGTGCTTAAGGACAGTACCTCCCGCCTTATTGTCTCCAAGAGTGCTGACCAGCGCTTAGCAGCTTTGGAAATCTTGACTGTCTTGCAGGAAGAACAAAGGCTTACCGATTATGTAACCGAGCAAGTAGAAGCCTATAGGGAGCGTAAGCTCACCAAGAACGAGCAGGTACTGATGGACAAGCTCGCTTACAACTCTGATGAGACAGGAGAAGTGCGCTATGACCTCTCCAATGGATTTGGCGTGATTGATTTTGACAGACTTACCCCTTTTGTCTTGCCTCAGCCTCTGTTTGACAAGGAGCGTAAGGAGAAAAAAGGGGGACTATTTAAGAAAAAAAGCGACTTTCTCTTTGACAAAATCATAAGGGTAGAGAAAGTACGCGAAGCCCTCAATGATCTATTGGTGATATGGCGTAAGCACAAAGACTACGAATACCAATACGAAGGCTATCAAGGGGCTACCATAACTACCCTTTTGGGTAAAGAAATCAGGCGCCAGCACCAAGAGCAGGAAGGCGAAACCCCTATGGACAGGCTCAATGACCTGCCACTGGCAGAGCTTTGGAAAGACTGGCACCAAAAGCACCAGCTCAATGAGATAGAATACGAATACGCCATACGCTATTGCGAAAATATCTTTTATGAGAATGAGATACCTAAGCAGCTAAAGAGCTATTTGGCAGGCTATTATCCTGACTTTAAGGTAGCTTTTCAGGGAAATGTAGGAGGAAATTATTACGAAAGCGAAGCCCGCCGCTTGGAAGACCTTTTAGCCCCTATAAGCGAGGCCTATGCCGAAGATAGAGCGTTTTCGGCCAGCTTTAAGCTCTCTGTCTTTGAGGATGCGTTGGCTACCTATCCGCCAGAGAAGCGTAAGGTGAAAATAGAACGCGATTATGACGATATGGACTGGACAGAGGTGATTGATGAGTTTGTCATCTCTATGAATCAAGTTGAAAATGGAGATATAGACTATTATACCCCTGAGCAGCGCTTGAAACTTTGGCAGTTACTTTACTATGTATATGCCCAAAAACAAACCAAGGACGACCTTACTATCTATAACCCCCAAGAGGTACTGACAGACCTGCGTGCCAAGGTACGTGAGAGTGAGCGCCTACCAGGGGTAAATGGAGAGCTGGCTGGGCTGACCCTGACGCTCTACCAAAAAGGACAACTCTCGGCAGATGACCTCTTATTCTTCTGTCTCTTGGAGGATGACCTCTTTACTGTTGCGCAAGGAGGGGAGAACTACTTCTACCGAAGATTGCCAGAGGCGCTCAAAACTTCGCTTACCTTCCCCGATACCCAGCTGGAACTACTCAAAACGCGTATGCTCCAAGTAGAATTGCAACGTGGCGACCTACCTACCGATGCTTCTATCTACATACGATACCTGCAAGAGATAGAGGGCATGCACTACTTCTTTGAGGCCTTAGAGCGTATGGGCAAGGAGCCTTTCGCTAAGGGCTATTACTACGGCAATGATCTTACCAAGCGCCGTACCTTCAGCCATATCTTGGAGGTGAGCCAGCCGAGTGCGACGGATACTTTTGCGGCCTTTAAGGCGCATCTGGACAAGATCAAAATCACTGATAAACGCCTAGTGGAAGCCGCTTGCTATGCCCTACATTGGGCTGACTGGATAGGGGACTACCTCCAGATTAAGGACTTCAAAGAGGCTATTTGGTGGTTTATCGCCCATACGACCGATTATATGGACGCAGAGAAAGAAACGATTGTCTCCCAATACTCTACCGTACCGCGTGATGACTTCCAGCGCGGCGCTATAGATGTGGATTGGTACCATCGTGTACATAAGGCGGTGGGCAAAGAGGGCTGGAAGCTGATCCAAGAGTCGGCCAAGTACCTCTCCGACGGTATGGGCTATCGCCGTGTAAAGCTCTATTCAGCAGTGCTTACAGGCGAGATTAAGTTGGACGAAGTAATCCAAAAAATTACTGAAAAGAGAGACAAAGACTATGTCATGGCCTTAGGACTAGTGCCTATCAACAAAAAGAAGGAAGAGGAGGACTTAGTAAGGCGCTATAACCTCTTGCAAACCTTCCTCAAGGAAAGCAAGCAGTTCGGTCAGCAGCGCCAAGAAAGCGAGAAGAATGCCGTGGAGATAGGTCTGGACAACCTCTCCCGCAATGCAGGCTATGAGGATAGTATCCGCTTTAGTTGGGCGATGGAGGCCAAGGCAACCCAACAGATTATGGAGAAATCAACCCTTGTACTGGACGACACCACTATTAAGTTGGTTATTGACGAACAAGGCAAGGCAGAATTGGAAGTAACCAAAGGCGACAAGACCCTCAAGTCTATCCCTGATAAGTATAAGAAAAACAAGGAAGTAGAAGCGCTCAAGGACAACAAAACCTACCTAACAAAACAGTACAGCCGTACCCGTCTGTCCTTGGAACAAGCCATGCTCTCCCAAACACTCTTTACAGCTGCTGAATTGGGCAAAATCTTGGAACACCCAGTGGTAAAGGCAATGCTTAGCAAGCTCGTACTATTTAACCCTGATACTCAGGCTTCAGGCTTTTGGCAAGATGGCAAGCTCTTGAGTGCAGAGGGTACCCTTACCCCGCTCAAGGCAACCGATAAGCTACTGATTGCACACCCAAGTCACCTATTCTATGCGGTACAGTGGGATTTGTATCAAAAATATCTCTTTGACAAGGAAATCAAGCAGCCATTCAAGCAAGTATTCCGTGAACTCTATATTCCTACTAAGGACGAGCTGGAGACCAGCAACCGCAGTGAGCGCTACCAAGGTCACCAAGTACAACCTCAGAAGACAGTGGCACTAC